GCAGCCACTCCATATATTGGTAGCATCGACACAACTAACGGCACACAGTTTAAAAATGGCACTGGTTCAACAACTTTATCAGCTCATATTTTCAAAGGCTCTGCAACGACTGAAACAATTGCTGACAGCTACGAATGGTCGAAGGATGGAACTGTTGTTGCTCCAACTCAGACAATCACAGTTGATGCTAGCGGTGTAACTGATAAAGCAGTTTATAGTTTTAAAGCAACGGTTGCGGGTAAAGTAGTCGCTAGTCAGTCGGTGACTATCACTAATGTTAATGATGGAACTAGCCCGATTAATCTAGTTATTGATTCATCTAATGGCTATCAATTTAAAAATAATATCATTAATACAACTTTCACTGCGATACTTTATCAAAATAATAAAGAAATTGATAGTGATGGAACAAAATTTGCTTATATATGGTCTAAAACTAACCCTGACGGAACAGTAGATACCGCTTGGAATCTTGCTCATCAAACAAGTCAGAAATCAATTACAATCACAAATAGTGATGTTTGGCAGAGAGCTACATTTGATTGCACTGCCGAACCACTTTATTAATAGGAGGAATAAAATATGTCAATTGTCTCAAGTGGACAAATCACAATCACAGATTTATCAGATGGGATGCAACTCAACGCTTTCATCACAGCGAGCGGAGTTACCACGCAAACTTATGATGCGACAGCTCAAACATGGTCGCCAAGTTATGCGACTACTCCACAAGTTTTAACGCTCAACCTTACTAAAGCAGGTAGTACATCTTCTGTAATTGGTGGAGTTTCAGGAAAAATTACTTGGACACGTACTGATGGAACGACAACCAATATTATTACATCAATTACTTCTACCGAGACTCAATATATGAGTGGAAGTGCAAATAGCGTGTTGACAACAAAAGACAATGTCCCAATTGCTAACTCAGCATCACGATTCACTGCTTCTGGATTATGGGTTGACCCTAATACAGGTTTAAATGTTCCGTTCTCAGCTGTTTTAGATTTAACTGTTGTACAACTTGCTAAATCAGCTGTTCTTGCGAATGTTTATACTGGAAATGGTGGAGCGTTCTATAATTCTAAGCCTGCAAGCTTAACAGTTAATGCTGATTTATATAAAGGTGGGACTTTATCACAGGGAAACAAAGAAATATTCTTCGGTTATGCAGATAGTACTGTAACTACAACTGGTTCAACTGGTTATAACTCAAATCTTGGATTAGGTTGGCATTTATGTACTTCATCTACAACTGGTCAAACACCAAATGTAACTGCTGGTACAAATACAACTTCTCAAGGAATATTAACAGTTATACCAACAGCAGTTGTAAATGCTCAAACTTTCAAGGCAGTAATCATTGACCAAGCAGGTGGTACAGCAGGTACAGCAGTTAGTGGAGTTGTTACTCTTCTTGATTACACAGACCCATTAACTTGTACGATTGAGAGCACAGCAGGTAGCATTTTTAAAAATGGTTCTGGTACAACAACACTTACTTGCCGAGTATTTCAATCTGGTGCTGAAATTGATACATCTGGAAGAACCTATACTTATAAATGGTCTCAACGTGACCAATACGGCTTATTAAATGCTAATTTTGGCGGTTTAGGAGATCAATACAAAACTGGTAAAACAATTAGTGTTAATGCGAATGAAATCAATGTTAAAGCACAATATACATGTGAGGTGAATCAATAATGAAAAGTACATTTTATGCCAATATTGAACTTGGGGGAGAAATCACACAAGTTAGCTTTCAAGCAACAAGTGCAAGTGATGTGATTGAACAAATCTGGCGGACTTATGGTATCTCCACCCCAATTATTGAAATTTGGGCGGAGGTAACTGATGACAATAGTAGCAAGCAATAGTCTCACCGTAAGTAACGTTAATGATGGGACAATAACTCATTTAGCTTACAGCTGGAGTGCAGATGGTCAGGACAGGTTCATGACTGTATATCCTGGCAGAAACTTAATAGTCCAATCAGATTTAAAATTATGGCCTCTTAATAGAGATAATGGTGACGTTGACTTCTGGAGTCAAGACTATTTTCATTCTGATAATTATATAGCTACTAATGGCGAAACTGTGTTTACGTTTAGTTCACCAGACTATGCATTCAAAGGTAGTGGTAATCATACTTTGGCAATGTACGATAGTGATAAAAAATATCTGGGTTGGCAACGTATAACTTCTCCAACACAAACATTAAGTAAGTCTAATGTTGCATATATTAGATTCTCTATGAATTTTACAGACGAAGGCGGCACTCTTAACAATTTATCTGATTGGCTAGATAAGCATAGATACAAGCTAGAAACGGGAACACTAGTCACACCATATACGCCTTCCCCACTAGATGACCCAGAGGGCGCTTATCCTCAATTTATAGGTACTTATACCGACTATATAGCTGATGACTCAACAGAACCATCCAAGTACACATGGGCAAAAATGCGTGGTGAGCAAGGTGAACGTGGCAAGCAGATTTTTAAAAGTAGTTACGAGGATATACCAAATGGTACAGGTTATTGGTGGTCTGATTTAAGCCCAGCACCGTCCGTTGATAATTCTCCCAAAATAGGCGATACCATAATCACTCCTGCCGGCAATATTTTTCAAATTAATGCTGTAGTCGTTGGTGGCGGAGGCGGTGGTGGAACCTTTGGAGTTGGAGATGTACTTGGAAATATCAAAGGACCTTCTGGAAGTAACGGTGACCCAGGTAAAGTTGTTTCTGATATTGAGCCAAGCACTCGATTCAAAGGTTTGACTTGGAAGTATATAGGCACCTCTGACCTTACAGCGAGTGATGGAACAGTTATCCATCCTAACACTGAGTACTACTACAATGGCACTCACTGGATGATTAACTATTTTAGTGTCAATAACTTCGAATCTGAATCGATAACATCAGATAAAATTAATGGTAAAAATTTAACAATTACAGATGGGGAATTCATAAGCAAAACATCTAATGGTCCAGTTACAACCTCTACTGAAATTAAAGATAATCATATTGCAATTTCAAAGACCGATGGAACTGTTAATACCAAAAATGATATAGCACTTGATTCTGAACAAGGCTTTGCAATGAGGTTCGTTAATAACTCAACGAATTTTACTAAAGACGTTGCGGTCAATTCTCAAGGTTTTTCCATAAGTGATTCGGATGGAAATTTTGCTCAACTTACGCCTCAAGGCACAAAGTTATCAACCGACGTTCCATGGACTGATATCACTCGAGCGAGTGGAGTAGGAACATCTGGAACCTTACGTGCAAGAATAAATAATGGTGTTTTTTATGCACAGTCGAAAGATGTTAGAATTCCTTCAATACCACCAAACAATATTATAACAATCGGTACTATGTCCAGTAAATTTAGTGGTGTTTCTGGTTTTGATACGTTAGGATTACTATATTCGCCAGGTCAACTTAAAGTTGCGAGTATTACAGTCGGTAAAGATAGAAAAATAAACATTGGTAACCCCAATCCAACGACCATGAGTGACAAGGTAATTCAGTTTTCAATAAATATTCCATTAGGATAAAGAATAGAAAGTAGGGGTTATGGAATCAGTTATACAACATGCCTTAGTTGTTGTGAAAGATGTTATTGATAATTGGGGAGCGATAACAGTGGTTTCTATTATTATTGGGAGTGGTTATCGGACTTTAAATAAAAAGCAGGAACTTAGAGATAAGGCTCAGGAAGACCAGCTTTTAATTATGCGCCAAGAAATAAAAAGAATTGAGTTATCACAAGCTATTAATCATGACTATGGCTTACAAATTGTGAGTAGTATTTTTGATGAATATACATCTTTGGGCGGAAATCATTATGCTCACGAAATTTACGAAAAGTATAAAAAGGAGAAAGAACATGAAAACAATTGATAAAGGTACACTTACACGTACAGTTTTACTTGTATTAGCGTTAGCTAACCAACTTTTAACAGCTTCAGGACACTCTGTAATTCCAATAGATGATGCCACAGTAACAAATATCATCTCAACT